TTAGCATATTTATTTTCCTCCAATCTTGCCTTGAAACTCTTGTTTATTCAGTTATGATCATTCCATCTAAATCTTTTTCATAACCAAACATTTCCCTGTAACCACCATTAGGTAACTCATATTTGAACCATAGGAGATTACCAATTATTTTTGTAATTTCAATTTCTCTTCTAACGAAACTATTTAGTAGAAAACCAGTTCTCATTTCTATTATAAATTTATCGCCTATTTTATACTTCATAAACAATCACTCCAATCCATTTTCTTTTTCATATTTATCTACAAGTTCTGCAATGCTTTCTTCATATTCAGTTTCTCTTTCAGAAAACAAACATGCGCCAAATAAATATCCAACAAAATGATTTTCTACGTTATAATCTGCATTGTTTAGCAGAATAAATATCATATCACTTGTCTTTCGTGGCGAAACACCAATTGTCACACCTTCGAGAATATCATACTCAATTCCATTCTCGCTTATAAATTTGTATCCATCCTCTGTTAGTTGTAACATTTCTATTCATCCTTCCAATCTAATTCGTTATCACAATCCACTATTGCAGGAATTATATAATTACTTGGTGTTGCTCCATCTGAACAACTGCAATACATTCCATGCCAATGTACTGTGATATTATGTCCATAAACATCGTTCTCTTCACTATTTGTCTCAAACATTTCGTTCACTGCCATATCGTGCATTTTAACAAAATCTGAACGAGAAACTTTAATATCCGTTGTATTGCCTTTACCAGTCAACTGTAACATTGCTTTTCGTAGCATTTCATTTGACTTTTCAAGTTCCTCTATTTTATTTTTTGTTGCATTTAAGCTTTGATATTCGCTAAGAGTCATCATAACCATTCCATTTTCTGTTACCATACTTACACCTCCATTTCTTTCTGAAAATCTTCTGCAAGTTGTTCAATTACATTTAATACTTCCTTTTTATTTTTACATTTAAATTCAACTGAGTATCCATTCCTTGCTGTAAATATTTTATACATATGCTCACTTCCAAATGGATGCCCACACTGTACTCCAAAATATAATTGATCACGAATTAAATCATCTGAATCTTCTCCGTTTTCCATTATTGGTTCAAATCTAAAATCATCATACAATGGATAAGAGCAAGGACAATTATTTTTAAACCATACTCTAAAATTATCAAGAATGTAATCACTCTTAATATCCTTTATAATGTTTCCCATCTTCTTTAATCTTCCAGCCAACGCATCATCTGAACAAAACCAATCATACCAACCTGCATTACACTGAACTGCTCTGTTTTTAGACTCAAACTCTTTATTATTAAATTTATTTACCCATTCTCTTACTGTAATATTTTCCATGCTCATTCCTCCAATCTTAAAATGAAATTGCTAATTCTTTATGCCTCTATAACTTCCCAAGTCCATTCATATTCTCCATCGTGAGATGAAAGATATGCTGAACCATCATCACTTATTGTAAAATCGACCTGCTCTTTTCCTTCTTCGTCAGAATTATTCATTTCTTCCTCGTAAGTATTCTGTGCATCTTTTTCAAGAAATGCGTATGCATCATCCTCATTTTCAAATGCATCATGGCTTGCAATTTCTTTATTGTGAACCGAATAACAAATTACTACATATTTTTTCATAATTATCACCTTTTACCTTTCTATGAAAGTACTCTTTCATTTGGTTATTCAACCGACCAGTTACCTACTTTGTTTCCGTTAATATCCATGATGTAACCACTATCACATCCATTTGTAATTAACTGTGCAATATCTGTTAAGTTTCTCTTCAACTCATATCTACCTTCATATGTAAGTACATCATCATCACTATAAGCTGCACCACCTGTTTTAATTTCAATTTTCAACATAATGTTTTACCTCCTTATACCCAAGCTGGTTTTACCTTTGTTTCATGTAAACTTTCTAACCATTTAATTATTTCATCAGGTACATCTTCCATTTTCCATGCAGTTCCATATTTATAACCACATACAGGGCAAGGTCTACTAAGAAAACCTAACTCATGATCTTTATATGAAATCCAACCTCTTGTTTTATATTCTGTGTTTGAGTGTCCTAAACAATCTTTTTCTTTTAATTCATACGCATCTCTATATAACTTTCCACATTTATTTTCTATGTCTTCGTCATTATAAATATCAATAGAATATTTCATATTTGCATATGCAATTTCATCTTTTGTTAGATAAAATGGTTCTCCATTTCTCAGACACTCTAATGCTCTGTTCTCAGCTTCTTTCTTTTTCTGAGAGGCTTCTCTTGTAAGTGTCCATTTTTCAATTTTCACTTTATCCTGTGTATGTTTAACCCACCCAAGCTCCTCCATATGTGGACAATATGGACGCATATCATTTAAGTGCCATCTGTCCCAAATATCACATAATTTATTAAGCATTTCTGTTGTCCATTCATCTGTAGGAATTCCATTTCTGATTTCATCTACGCACTGACCAGCAGAGCCAAGGCAATCTCCATTTGATAATGGTGCAACCACACCACTAATACTTAACTTTGAATTATTGTATTCAATTTTTACAAATGCATTTTTATCTGCTTCTTTTCCCGATCTTGTATATACCTTACATTTACATGGGTTAAGAATCTTACGCATAATAATTTCCTCCTTACTTTCTAATCTCTTTTAACATATTTGCCTTGCACAACATCAGATTTTCTTTCATCTCTTCAATTCGCATATCAAGAAAATCCTTTAACTCTTTATCAAATTGTGCTTCTGTGACATTGTGACCACAATTTGCAACTATTACATCCATGATTTCTCTATATGTAAAACCATTGAATAATGTGTCATTCTCATGTATAGGTAAGTTATAAGTAAACTCTTTTCCATTCCGTAAATCCTTTTCAGGATCATATAACCATTTGCTCATAATTCGTTTCCTCCTTAATTTATTCAATCTCTAAACTGTTCCACCATGCTTTGCCTCCACCTTCAATTCCATAGAAGCCAATAAAAGCATTGATATGTCTCATTGTCGTTGCTGAATACCCATTCCACAATCTCTGAAAAACTCCATTATGTATTCTGCAAACGACTGTATTGTAGCTTGTCAGCTCAATGTCTCCATTGTCTAACTCTGTTACTTTCGCTTTTCCGTAAAATGATTTTCGTATATTATTTACTACAGGTAAATCAAATTGTTTCATGTTCATTCCTCACTTTCTTGTAATAAAATAGGCAGCTAGGTATTTATTCTCCTAACTGCCTTTGCGTTATTTAACATATATTTCAAAATTGTTTGCATCTTCATTCGGATAATTCTGTTTTATCCAATGTTCTGCATTTGCTTTCGCTTCTTCATAACTCGTGAAAAATCTTTGTGTGTGTCGTACTACGATTCTGCCTTTATCACAATTATGATAGATAATATACTCTAAGTAATTCATTTCGTCTCCTTTATAAATTTATTGCTTTTCCGTTCTCATCATATTCAATCGGTACAATATGAACTGCATACCCAATTTCTTTTTCTTTGTCATAAATTTCCATTGTACCACCTGCACAAAATTCAAATGAGAACCGCTTGTCATCCGATTCAAGCAATTTAATCAAATGATCCGTAAGTTCATTTAAGTTCCGTGCTCTTTCTTTTGATTCCTCAATACTTGTCATTTCGCTTCACTCCTTATCTAATTTCTTCAAAAGGTTTTACATTTTTGATTCGTTCATCATAAATCAACGTGTAACCATTATAATAAAACCTTTCTCTTTCGTTTGGTTTTGTCCAGACGATTGTTTCTGTTCTCAAACCATCACAAGGAGAAGTCTTAATGTCTGCCATTGTTACTCCATTTGATTCATAAATCCGTACTGCTATTGCATAAGGCTTATTTTCCATTGATTTTTACCTCCAATCATACCAAGAAATCTTAGTTTCATTCGGCTAATACAGATGTATAATAATCTAACTCAGTTTCATCTAATCCATGTTCTTCAGCAGATTCAACGTCTTTCAGAATATTAAAAATCATATCTATTGTCATATCTAATGTATAGGATTTCCAATATTCTTCTTTTGTTAAATTATCATCTTCTGAACCGAGAAAATAAAATGCGTTATCACCAATTCTACAGCAAATGCCAA